TTAGTACACAAGTTTTTCTAATTTTTGCTCTAACTCTCTGTCCATTTTCTCTGTTACATGTGTATACACCTTTATAGTCGTTTTTTCATCTGTATGTCCTACTCTTTTCATAATTGCTTTTAACGATATATTCATTTCCGCCAATAAACTTATGTGTGTATGCCTTAGTGTGTGAGTAGTAACTTTTTTATTTATATTTAATGATTCTGCAGCTGAGGACAATCGTTTGTTTATCCTACTGCCTTGCATAGGATTTCCTTGGCAAGTTGTGAATATAAACCCTCTATCAACATAGCTTGGTTCCCATTGTTGCATCTTTTTATTTTCTAACATTATTTTTTTCAATACATTTGCTATCCTTGAATTGATGGCGATTTTTCTTCTTGAACCTGCGGTCTTAGTAGTATCTTTGTGACCAAATCCAGCATTACATTTGATTCTGTGAATAGTACCGTTAATATCGATCGTCTTATTTTTGAGGTCTACATCTTTAACTTGGAGCGCTAATAACTCACCTATGCGCATACCTGTTAAAGCTTGAACTTCAACAGCCCCAGCAACTAAAATACGAGCTCTATACTGCATGTTATTATCGTTCAGTATAAAATCGCGTATCTGTATTACCTGTTCCATCTCTAAATAGTTATACATTTTCGCTTCTTCTTTTTCTATATCTTCTATCGTCTTACTCTTCTTTGGTAGTGTGACGCTATTTAATATGTGTTCGTTTGGATAATTGTAAAATTTAACGGCGTATTTAATAGCTTCTTTCATATGTCCAAGTTGACGCTTTACCTGATTTTCAGAATATATGTTTGATAATTCGTTAATAAATGTTTGCATGTACTTTGTATCAATTTTGTTTAAAAGTAAATTTTGAGAACTGTTCTTTTTGATGTTTTTGATTCTTGTTTTCAAATTATCAAGCGTCGTTACTTTAAAGCCAGATGTTTTTGTATGATATTCAAACCATTCATCTAATAGTGTATGAAAAGTCAAAGTTTTTAAAATGCTTGATGACTGGTTATTCAATTTTTCTTTTATCTTATCTTCTAATCGAAACATTGCCTCTTTTTGCGATTGCTTTGTATTCTTATTCAAGACAACACTTACACGTTTCCATTTATCTGTATACGGATCTTTGTATTTCTCGTAGTATCTATACTTCGTTTCATTGTTCTTATTTTTAAATTTTTCAAACCACATTTTACATTCCTCCTCAAAATTGGCAAAAAATAATAAGGGTAGGCGGGCTACCCAAAATTTAGTACTAGGTACTAAATATGTTATAATAAAATAAAAAGTAGGTGATAAGATGACTCAATTTCTAGGGGCGCTTCTTCTTACAGGAGTTTTAGGTTACATACCATATAAATATCTAACAATGATAGGTTTAGTTAGTGAAAAAAACAAGATTATCAATACTCCTGTATTATTGATTTTTTCTATTGAAACATGTTTGATATGGTTTTATACTTTTATAATTTTTAATAATGTTGATTTAAAAAATTTGAGTTTACTTCAGTTGCTTACAGGTCTAAAAGCAAATATTTGGTTTCTAATTATTTTTGTTTTAACAGTGCTTGTATTTAATCCTTTAATTGTTAAATTCATTATCTGGTTAATTAACGAAACAAGAAAGTTTATGAATTTGGATTGTATAAGCTTATTAGACAAAAGAGACAAGTTGTTTAATAACAACGGTAAACCAGTATTTATAGTTATTAAAGACTTTGAAAACAGAATCATTGAAGAGGGTGAACTTAAAACCTATAATTCAGCTGGTAGCGATTTCGATTTACTAGAGGTTGAGCGACAAGATTTCAAAGTATCTGATTTACCGTCAAACGATGAATTGTATATTAAACATACACTTGTAGACCTTAAACAACAAATTAAATTGGATTTATATTTAATGAATGAATACTAATCTTTTTTCTTAGCTTTTTCTGATAAAGTGCTTTTTAATTTTTCGCTGGCGCCTGACTTTTCAAAACTTTTGTTTAATGGGTTACTACGAGTAGTTTCTTGTTTTTTGTTTTTATCTACCATAAAATTCTCACCACCATTCAACGTCTACACTAGTAGGCGTTTTTTTATTTAGTAAAATCATAATGAATCTTCTTTGGTTAACTTATCGCCATCTATTTTTTGTGAAATAAATTCCAAGTATTTACGCGCATTATGTGACGATAAATCTTTAGGTAACTCATAAGTGAATGGTTGATTACCACTAGTTAAAACTTCATATACTATAGTTTCTTTTTTTATTTTGCAATTAGTTATTTTCATTATAAACTCCTTTTAAACACTGCTGAAATAGACGTCTTTTATATTAAAGTGCCACACAGGCGCTGTTAATCACAATTTAGTTCTATCAGTGATTTTAGACTCCATAACTCTTTGATGTGATTCTTTAGCTTCTCGAATCATATCTTTAAATTTTTGACTGTCTATAAAAGTTTTAGCTTCTTCTATTTGTTCTTGAAAAATCCCTTTTTCTTCAAAGTCTGCAACCTCTTCCATCGTGAATACGGGAATGGTAGTTTTACTATCTGTTAAAAATTTAACTTTCTTTTTTTCTTGTTTCATTATTAAAACCTCCTGTGAATTTAAGATTTAGTATATTCTATTGTTTTTTATAACTTTTTAAAATCAAACAAACTCGATCGATTTCGTTATTTGAAAGTTCTTCCAATCTTTCAATCTCGTTTTTTAAATATTCTTTGGTCGGACATTTTTGGTTATTGCTTTGTATGAAGTGACTGGCTAAAGAGCTTGTTAAAAGTCCTATAACACCGATTCCAGATATCATAAGTATAAAGCCAATAATCCTACCGAAAGTAGTTTCGGGAGATAAATCCCCATATCCTACTGTAGTAGTAGTGGTTACAGCCCACCATAAAGCATCTCCATAACTTGCGATATTAGGTTCTATTATATAAATAGGTACACTTAAAGATGTTATAGCTATTATTATAAATAGTAATGCGTTAACCAGACCGTGTTGCCTTAGTATTTGTAACACAACAGAGGAATATCTTTTTAAGATTGACACACTTCTTAAAAGTCTAATCAATCTTACGATTCTTGCTACTTTAAATATAGAATCAAAAGGTATAATAGCTATAAAATCAAATAAGTTACTTTTAATAAACTTCAATTTATTTTCACTTAGATATAGACGGATTATCACATCTATTAAAAATATGACATATACAATAAAATCTATTTTGTTTAAAAGTGGTTCCTCTACGAAAATAGAAGTGATAGACAACAGCGTAAGTATGAAAAGAATAAATTCGTAGTATATTTTGATATTAATTAACATGTTCTCAACTCTTTATCGATGTTTTATGTACATTTAAAAATTATTTACAAACCTAAATGATCTATACGTTAATCATTTTATTTAAAACTAGAAACTATCAAACTTTTCACTTTTCTTTCTTCGTTTAAAGTTACTGTGACGTAATAATCCTTATTTAAAGACTTGGAATGATATTTTTGTTCTGTATCTGATATGTTAGAAACAAGTTCAGCGTCTTTTGTCATCAAATCTTTTGCATGTTCGTTCAGAAAGTTTTTATCTGTATTTTTATCCAATGGTAAATTAGAAAACTCTTTTTCTGCTTGTAAGATTTTACTATTATCTCCAAGTATATAAGTTATGTCATCCACTGTTACCACATTACTGTCTTTATGCTTTTTAGTTAACTTTCCATATACTGTGTTGTCATCAGGTGTTTTTATATTCTTTTTATCTGTGTTTTTATCATTTTTCTTTGAAGTAGAGTTTTTAGTTTTTTCTCGATTATCTTTTTTATTCTGATCTTCGCCACCGCATGCGCCTAAAACTAACGCACTCGCTAATGCTAAACCTAATAATTTTTTCATTTTCATTTCTCCCTTAACTATAAAATAACTTTCCCAACCAACCTCACACTTTCATTTCTATAAAAGTGAAGGTCGCGGTATTCTTTATTCAGTGAAACTAAAGTCAACCTATCATCTTCAACGAATACTTTCTTAACATATGCTTCTTCTTCAATGATGAATATACCAATTTGTCCATTTTTTATATTGTGCGTTTTCTCCACAAATATGATTTCGCCATCTTTAAACATAGGTTCCATAGAATCCCCATTTACTTTTAACGCTAAATCATGTGGAGGTACTGGTGCTTTAACCATTTCAGTGAATAGCGTTTCATCATGTAGTCGTTCTCCTACACCAGCGGAGACGCAACCGTTGACATTAACTGGAGTTTTCTCCTGTTTATATGAATTTATGTCTACAACGTTATCGCCTTTAGAGTTTTGTTCATCTAATTGCTCATTTGCATAGTTAAGTACGTTTTTTTGACGAGCGAATGAAAGATTCGTTTGAATTCGTGCTGTTTCAGGTATAACTGTTGATTTGTTATTTTGTTCTTTTATAACTTCTTCAATAAAATCATTAATAAGAGGAGCGTTACTTTCTGACACATCGTCAAGGTTTTCAATGATATCTTGATAAAGTGGGACAGTTATGTCTGCTTGAATTTCTTCTGAATTAGGTTCTTCAACCCACCCCATCAAAAAAGCTGGATTAGTATTCAAAGCCTTCGCAATACTTTCTATAGTGTCATTTTTTAGATTTTTAATATTCCCGCTTTCATAGCGTTGCACAGTTGCTTCAGTTTTACCTATTTTTCTCCCAAGTTCAGCTAAAGTAATACCTTGTTTTTCTCTAGCTTGTTTAACTCTTTTTGAAAAGCACATGGTGAAACATCTCCTTTTTTCTTGATAATTATATTATACGGAAAACTTTCGGCTTTTGCAATATTTTAATAAAAAACTTTCGTAAAATGCTTGACTGCTTTTGTGTAAAGATGATAAGATTACTTACGTAAAAAGAAAGGTGGTGAAACGAGATGCCTATAAACGCTAACCTTTTAAAGTCAAAGATGGCTTTAAAAGAATACAACATCAAAACACTTTCTGAGGAGATAGGTGTTAACAGAGATACATTATCTAACATGATTCACGGCAGAACAAAGCCGTCATATCCTGTAATTAATGGTATTTATTTTGCGCTGGATTTAACACCTCAAGAAGGAAGGGATATTTTTTTTAACGAAGACTTACGTAAAAAGAAAGTCGCAATTTAAGGAGACATAAACATTATGCAAGCATTACAAACAAAATCGAACATCGGCGAAATGTTCAACATACAAGAAAAAGAAAATGGAGAAATCGCAATCAGCGGTCGAGAACTTCATCAAGCATTAGAAGTTAAGACAGCATATAAAGATTGGTTTCCAAGAATGCTTAAATACGGATTTGAAGAAAATACAGATTACACAGCTATCGCTCAAAAAAGAGCAACAGCTCAAGGCAATATGACTCACTATATTGACCACGCACTCACACTAGACGCTGCAAAAGAGATTGCAATGATTCAACGTAGTGAACCTGGTAAACGTGCAAGGCAATACTTCATCCAAGTAGAGAAAGCATGGAACAGTCCAGAAATGATTATGCAACGCGCTTTAAAAATTGCTAACAACACAATCAATCAATTAGAAACAAAGATTGAACGCGACAAACCAAAGATTGTATTTGCAGATGCAGTAGCTACTACTAAGACATCAATTTTAGTTGGAGAGTTAGCAAAGATTATCAAACAAAACGGTGTAAACATCGGGCAACGCAGATTGTTTGAGTGGTTACGTCAAAACGGATTCCTTATTAAACGCAAGGGTGTGGATTATAACATGCCTACACAGTATTCAATGGAACGTGAGTTATTCGAAATTAAAGAAACATCAATCACACATTCAGACGGTCACACATCAATTAGTAAGACGCCAAAAGTAACAGGCAAAGGACAACAATACTTTGTTAACAAGTTTTTAGGAGAAAAACAAACATCTTAATAGGAGGAACAACAAATGTTACAAAAATTTAGAATTGCGAAAGAAAGAAATAAATTAAAACTCAAATTACTAAAGCATGCTAGTTACTGTTTAGAAAGAAACAACAACCCTGAACTGTTGCGAGCAGTTGCAGAGTTGTTAAAGAAGGTTAACTAAATTAGACCTTATTATTACTTTTTAGAATGTGAACAATAGGTCGATAAAAAACTTAATAAACAAACTATAGCAACTATCAATGAATTTTGAATATGTAAATCGTTCTCGTTTATATAGTTTGTTACAAAGATTTGAATGTCAGCACCCGCCGCAATGCCATTAGACCATCTTATTAACTGTTTGAAAGGATGTGGAAAACCATTTTTGATACGATTGACAAATTTATCGTTTCTTTTATAGGTACCTTGCTCATTTATTGGATAGGTCGAATTGATGGCTTCAGCCAAAGTAGAGATAGCAGTTGGATTGATATAAAAATCTCTAATGGTCTGTTGTGCTTGAAGCACTATCTCATCATCAAACCTATAGAGTTCCTTAAAAGATTTTATCGCATCTTCAGAAAATAAATTTCTTTGAAATGTTAGAGAAGAAAAAGAATTACGCAAATTAAAATTCATTTCAATTAAGTTGTTTAGATGAAAGTCTACTTTGAAGTTAGAAAATAAATTTAAGTTATTTTTATTAATTATATCTAATTGGTACTTAAGTTTTAAAGACTGTTTAATTGCCATGCTTCTAGAAATTTCAACATTATTAATTGCGTTATTAATAGACAAACGAACATTTTTTAAAGGATCAATATACACCAATATCACCTCCTTAGGTTGATAACTAAATTATACACGAAAAGAGATGTAACAAATGAACATTCAAAAAGTAATGAAATTAATATTGAAAAAAATTCATGAGATGGGGGAGATTTTAAAAAAGTTCAACAAAAATATCAGACACAAAGATCTAATTGTCATCAAAGTGAAAGATGAAAACAGCGTTCCATTAGTCATTTATAAAGGTGGAGAGCTGAAGAGCAAACGAGTAGTTAAATTTTTATGGGTAACTAGAAACGGAAATTACGAAGGTGGTTACGACATAAACATAGAGCATTATGCAAAGAGTGAAAAAGGCAGACCCGGTAGATATGAAAAATCAGGATTTAGAAGTTTGTTTTTTAAGGAGGATTCACAGTGAACAAATTGTGTAAAACAACCCTCCTCATCACAATGGCAGTTGTGACGTGGAAGGTTTGGAAGATTGAGAAGCACACTAGAAAACCTGTGATTAGTAGCAGGGCGTTGAGTGACTATCTAAACAACAAATCTTTAACCATACCGAAAGATGCTGAAAATTCTACTGAATCTGCTCGTCGCCTTTTGAAGTTCGCCGAACAAACTATTAGCAAATAACAACATTATACACGAAAGGAAAGATAGAAATGCCAAAAATCATAGTACCACCAACACCAGAAAACACATATAGAGGCGAAGAAAAATTTGTGAAAAAGTTATACGCAACACCTACACAAATCCATCAATTGTTTGGAGTATGTAGAAGTACAGTATACAACTGGTTGAAATATTACCGCAAAGATAATTTAGGTGTAGAAAATTTATACATTGATTATTCACCAACAGGCACTCTGATTAATATTTCTAAATTGGAAGAGTATTTGATCAGAAAGCATAAAAAATGGTATTAGGAGGATATTAAATGAGCGACACATATAAAAGCTACTTAATAGCAGTACTGTGCTTCACAGTCTTAGCGATTGTGCTTATGCCATTGCTGTACTTCACTACAGCATGGTCAATTGCGGGATTCGCAAGTATCGCAACATTCATATACTACAAAGAATACTTTTATGAAGAATAAAAAAACTGCTACTTGCGTCAACAAGTAACAGTGACAAACATTTATCAAAATATACAACTTAATTAAATCAAAATATACGGAGGTAGTCAACTATGGCTGAAAATATTAAAACTGAACAACATTATTACACTAAAGATTTCTCAGGATACAGAAATGAAGAAGATAACTTTGTAGCAAATCAAGAATTGACAGTAACAATCACATTGAACGAGTACAGAAAACTTATTGAAATAAAGGCTGTTAAAGATAAAGAAGAAGATACTTACAGAGGTAAGTATTTTGCGGAAGAAAGAAAAAACGAAAAATTGGAAAAAGAAAATATAAAACTAAAAAACAAAATTTATGAATTACAAAACGAAGAAGATAACGAGGAGGACGAAGAAAACGAGGAGGAAGTCAACAATGACTAAAAAATATAAAGACATGACTCAGGAAGAAGTAAAAGACTTATTATCTGAAAAAAGCGGAGAATTGTATGAATTAGCGAAAGAAATTAAGGGAGAAAGTAAATTTGATATTTTACTTTTCTCATCAATAGGAGTTATCGACGGAGATTATTTAGCAGGTTCAAGTTCTGTGATTGGTCATACTTTCGATCTTGCTTCCTTATTGGATAGCACTAAGAGTTATAAAGACATTGTCAATGTTCTCCAAATGTGTAAATCACAAAAATTTCTCGGTAATGATGACAACAAGGAGGACTAAAACAATGTATTACAAAACGGGTGACGTATGTCAAAAAATAATTAATGTAGATGGCTTTGATTTTCGATTAAGAGTTAAGAAACGAGCGTATAGCGTCGAAATAGTTGTTCTAGACCCTGAAGGGAATTCAATTGACGGGATACTAGTTTCTGATGAGAACGATCTATACACAGCTTTAGATATTTTGAAACAAAGTATTTATGAGTGGATTGAAAATAACACAGATGAACAGGACAAACTAATGAACTTAGTCATGAAATGGTAGGAGGTATGAAAAGTGAATGATTTACAAGAGAGAGAATTAGAAACATTCGAACAAGACGACCGATTCAAAGTAACTGATCTAGACAGTGCTAACTGGGTTTTTAAGAAACTGGATGCAATCACAACTAAAGAGAATGAAATCAACGATTTAGCAAATAAAGAAATTGAACGCATAAACGAATGGAAAGATAAAGAAGTAGAAAAATTACAGAGTGGCAAAGAATATTTACAAAGCCTTGTAATTGAATATTACAGAATACAAAAAGAACAAGATAGCAAATTCAAGTTGAATACACCTTACGGAAAAGTGACAGCCAGAAAAGGTTCAAAAGTCATTCAAGTTAGCAATGAGCAAGAAGTCATTAAACAACTTGAGCAACGAGGTTTTGACAACTATGTAAAAGTAACTAAAAAACTTAGCCAATCAGACATTAAGAAAGATTTCAATGTAACTGAAAACGGCACATTGATTGACGCAAACGGCGAAGTTTTAGAGGGTGCTAGCATTGTGGAGAAACCAACGTCATACACGGTAAAGGTGGGAGAATAGATGACTGAAAAAACTAATCAAGATGTCGATATTTTAACGCAACTAGGTGTAAAAGACATCAGCAAACAAAATGCAAACAAGTTTTATAAATTTGCGATATACGGCAAGTTCGGTACTGGTAAAACTACGTTTTTAACAAAAGATAACAATACCTTAGTACTAGATATAAATGAGGACGGAACAACGGTAACAGAAGATGGGGCAGTTGTGCAGATTAAGAATTATAAGCATTTTAGTGCAGTGATTAAAATGCTGCCTAAAATTATTGAACAACTAAGAGAAAACGGAAAACAAATTGATGTTGTAGTGATTGAAACAATCCAAAAGTTACGTGATATCACTATGGACGACATCATGGACGGTAAATCAAAGAAACCGACATTTAATGATTGGGGCGAGTGTGCTACACGCATTGTAAGTATTTATCGTTATATTTCTAAATTACAAGAACATTATCAATTTCATCTTGCTATAAGCGGACACGAGGGCATTAACAAAGACAAAGATGATGAGGGAAGTACTATCAATCCAACAATCACGATAGAGGCACAAGACCAAATAAAAAAAGCAGTCATCAGTCAATCTGACGTGTTAGCAAGAATGACAATAGAAGAACATGAGCAAGACGGCGAAAAAACTTATCAATATGTACTTAACGCTGAACCATCAAATTTATTCGAGACAAAGATAAGACACTCAAGCAACATCAAAATTAACAACAAACGTTTCATTAATCCAAGTATTAACGATGTTGTACAAGCAATTAGAAATGGTAATTAAAAATTAATTAAAAGGACGGTATAAAAATTATGAAAATCACTGGTAGAACACAATACATTCAAGAAACTAATCAAGAGGCATTCATGAAAGGTGGGGACTTTTTAGGAGCTGGAGAATTTACAGTAAAAGTTGCAAATGTCGAGTTTAACGACAGAGAAAACAGATACTTCACGATTGTTTTTGAAAACAACGAAGGTAAACAATACAAACACAACCAATTCGTCCCACCATTCCAACAAGATTATCAAGAAAAACAATATATCGAGTTACTTAGTAGATTAGGAATTAAATTGAACTTACCAGATTTAACTTTTGACACAGATCAATTAATTAACAAAATCGGAACTATTGTACTTAAAAATAAATTTAACGAGGAACAAGGCAAGTATTTTGTAAGACTCTCATATGTAAAAGTTTGGAATAAAGACGATGAAGTAGTTAATAAACCAGAACCTAAAACTGATGAGATGAAACAAAAAGAACAGCAAGCAAATGGTAAACAGACACCTATGAGTCAACAATCAAACCCATTCGCTAATGCTAATGGTCCAATAGAAATCAGTGATGATGATTTACCGTTCTAGGACGTGGTTTAAATGCAATACATTACAAGATACCAGAAAGACAATGACGGTACTTATTCCGTCGTTGCTACTGGTGTTGAACTTGAACAAAGTCACATTGATTTACTAGAAAACGGATATCCGCTAAAAGCAGAAGTAGAGGTTCCGGACAATAAAAAACTATCTATAGAACAACGCAAAAAAATATTCGCAATGTGTAGAGATATAGAACTTCACTGGGGCGAACCAGTAGAATCAACTAGAAAATTATTACAAACAGAATTGGAAATTATGAAAGGTTATGAAGAAATCAGTCTGCGTGACTGTTCAATGAAAGTTGCGAGAGAGTTAATAGAACTGATTATAGCGTTTATGTTTCATCATCAAATACCTATGAGTGTAGAAACGAGTAAGTTGTTAAGCGAAGATAAAGCGTTATTATATTGGGCTACAATCAACCGCAACTGTGTAATATGCGGAAAGCCTCACGCAGACCTGGCACATTATGAAGCAGTCGGCAGAGGAATGAACAGAAACAAAATGAATCACTACAACAAACATGTATTAGCGTTATGTCGCGAACATCATAACCAGCAACATGCGATTGGCGTTAAGTCGTTTGATGATAAATATCACTTGCATGACTCATGGATAAAAGTTGATGAGAGGCTCAATAAAATGTTGAAAGGAGGAGAATAATGGTTAAATCGATATTTTTACAAGATGGAGAAGAAATTTTAGTTGATGATGAAGATTACGAGAGAGTTAATCAGCATACTTGGCATAAAGCTTTTAAAGATAATTACAGAATGATTGTGAATAGTGATAAAAAGCATTTACCTGATTTTATTCTAAAAAAAAGTTTCCAAAAAATAAAAAACAATGATTTCACAAGAAAAAATCTAACAACTGAAGGTAATAAAACAAGATGGAGCAAAGCGAAGTGTAACAATTCATCTAAATATAAAGGCGTTTCATGGGATAAAAAAAATAATAATTGGTATGCATGTATAGCTGTTGATAAAAAAACCAAAAACTTAGGTCACTTTGTAAATGAAGATGAAGCAGCAAAAGCTTACAACAATGCAGTTAATGAATATTGGGGTGGTGTTGGTTACCTTAATATAATTGGAGAAGATAATAGGCTGAAAAAAAGAAACTATAAAACAAACATAAAGCAATTGAAGAGGGGAACTGATAAAAACAATTTAAGAGGAATAAACAAAATAAAACATAGATATTATTCAAAAATATTTTATTCTGGCAACTATATAGCGTTAGGCGGATATGACGATTTAAACAAAGCGAGATTAGTTTACAACAAATGTTCGTCATACCTGCATGGATCTGACGCGATCCTTAACGACGTACCTATGACAGATGAACTTAAAGAATTCATATCTAACTGGGAAGTACCGGACAAAATCAAAATGCTGAAAGGAGAAAACAATGGGAGAAGTATCGTGGATAAAACTTAAAGTTGGCATGTTTGATGACAGCAAAATCAAATATATCGAAGCTTTACCCGAAAGAGATACGATCATAACCATTTGGGTTAAGTTGCTAACTTTATCAGGAAAGTACAACGAACAAGGTTACATTATGCTATCCGAAAACTTGCCGTATAACGAAGAAATGTTAGCAAATGAGTTTAGCCGACCTATTAACTCAATAAGGTTAGCAATTCAAACTTTTGAGACATTGGGCATGATTGAAAAAGTTAATGGTGTCATAAAAGTGACAAACTGGGAAAAACACCAAAACATTGAAGGACTCGAGAAAATCAGGGCGCAGAACAGGTTGAGGAAACAAAAGCAACGAGAAAACAACAGAAAATTGCTAAATGGTCACGTGACGTCACGTGACAGTCACGCAACAGAAGAAGAAAAAGAAGAAGAAAGAGAAGAAGATAAAGAAAGAGATAAAGATGTCTTCTCATCTTCAATAAAATATATAATTGCAAATTTAGATGATAAGTTAACGCCTAATCAAATGGAACAATTAGGGTTTGCTATTGATGATATAGGTACGAACGCTTTTGAAGTTGTAAAAGTAGGTGTTGAGTACACTAAAAGCAAAAGTGCGCATGGTGGCTATTTAATTAAAGTTTTAAATAACTGGGCTAAAGAGAATGTTAAAACAAAAGAAGATGCAGAAAACAAAATAGCGCCTAGAAAAAATGCTACTGATGATGTCATTGCACAAATGGAAAAAGAATTGAGTGATGACTAATGCCGATGAGCAAAACACAAGCATTAGAAATTATTAAAAAAGTTAGGTACGTATACAACATTGATTTTGATAAACCAAAGTTAGAAATGTGGATTGATGTATTGAGTCAAAACGGAGATTATCAACCAACTGCAAAAGCGGTAGATGGATATATCAACAGTAACAACCCGTACCCGCCTAACTTACCAGCAATCATGCGTAAGGCACCTAAAAAAGTATCTATCGATCCGGTAGACAACGAAACCGCTACACACCAATGGAAAATGCAGAATGACCCCGAATATGTCAGACAAAGAAAAATAGCGCTAGATAACTTCATGAATAAGTTGGCAGAATTTGGGGGCGATAACGAATGAATTACGGTCAATTTGAAATTGAAAGCACAATAATCGCTACGCTACTTAAACAACCGGACGTACTAGAAAAGATAAGAGTTAAAGATTACATGTTTACGAACGAAAAGTTTAAAACCTTTTTCAATTATGTAATGGACTCCGGAAAGATAGACCATCAAGAAATTTATTTAAAAGCAACTAAAGATAAAGAATTTTTAGATGCAGATACTATAACTAAACTTTACAACTCCGATTTCATTGGATACGGCTTCTTTGAACGATATCAACAAGAATTATTGGAAAGTTATCAACTCAACAAAGCGAATGAATTGGTCACTGAGTTCAAACAACAACCTACGAACCAAAACTTTAACAACTTGATTGATGAACTCAAGGATTTAAAAACTATTACTAACAAAAAAGAAGACGGAACTAAGAAGTTTGTTGAGGAGTTTGTCGATGAGTTATACAGCGATAGCCCTAAGAAGCAAATTAAGACGGGTTATAAGCTCATGGATTACAAAATAGGGGGATTGGAGCCGTCGCAATTAATCGTCATCGCAGCACGTCCCTCAGTGGGTAAAACAGGCTTTGCATTAAACATGATGTTGAACATAGCACGAAATGGATATAAAACATCTTTCTTTAGTCTTGAAACAACTGGCGCATCAGTATTGAAACGTATGTTATCAACAATTACTGGTATTGAGTTAACCAAGATAAAAGAAATCAGGAACTTAACACCGGATGACTTAACGAAGTTAACAAATGCAATGGATAAAATCATGAAATTAGGCATTGATATTTCTGATAAAAGTAGTATCACACCGCAAGATGTCCGAGCACAAGCGATGAGACATTCAGACGAGCAACAAGTTATTTTTATAGATTATCTTCAACTGATGGACACTGATGCGAAAGTTGATAGACGTGTAGCAGTAGAAAAGATATCACGTGACTTAAAGATAATCGCTAACGAGACAGGCGCAATCATCGTACTACTTTCACAACTGAATCGTGGTGTCGAGTCTAGGCAGGATAAACGACCAATGCTATCGGACATGAAAGAATCAGGTGGAATAGAAGCAGATGCGAGTTTAGCAATGCTACTTTACCGTGATGATTATTATAACCGTGACGAAGATGACAGTATCACAGGCAAATCTATTGTTGAATGTAACATAGCCAAAAACAAAGACGGCGAAACCGGAATAATTGAATTCGAGTATTACAAGAAGACGCAGAGGTTTTTCACATGAACATCATGCAATTCAAAAGCTTATTGAGATCGATGTATGAAGAGACAAAGCAAAACGACCCGATTGTAGCAAATGTCTATATAGAAACTGGTTGGGCAGTCAATAGACTGTTAGACAATAACGAGTTATCGCCTTTCGATGATTACGACAAAGTTGAAGAGAAAATTATGAATGAAATCAACTGGAAGAAAACACACATAAAGGAGTGTTAAAAATGCCGAAAGAAAAATATTACTTATACCGAGAAGATGGCACAGAAGATATTAAGGTCATCAAGTATAAAGACAACGTAAATGAAGTTTATTCGCTCACAGGAGCCCATTTCAGCGACGAAAAGAAAATTATGACTGATAGTGACTTAAAACGATTCAAAGGCGCTCACGGGCTTCTATATGAGCAAGAATTAGGTTTACAAGCAACGATATTTGATATTTAGAGGTGGCACAATGAGTAAATACAACGCTAAGAAAGTTGAGTACAAAGGAATTGTATTTGATAGCAAAGTAGAGTGCGAATATTACCAATATTTAGAAAGTAATATGAATGGCACTAACTATGATCGTATCGAAATACAACCGAAATTTGAATTATTACCAAAATTAGATAAACAACGAAAGATTGAATACATTGCAGATTTTGCTCTATATCTCGATGGCAAACTGATTGAAGTTATCGACATTAAAGGTATGCCAACCGAAGTAGCAAAACTTAAAGCTAAGATTTTCAGACATAAATACAGAAACATAAAACTCAATTGGATATGTAAAGCACCTAAGTACACAGGCAAAACATGGATTACTTACGAGGAATTAATTAAAGCAAGACGAGAACGCAAAAGAGAAATGAAGTGATCTAATGCAACAACAAGCATATATAAACGCAACGATTGATATAAGAATACCTACAGAAGTTGAATATAAGCATTTTGGTGATGTGGATAACGAAAAAGATGCGCTGGCAGATTACTTATATAACAATCCTAACGAAATACTAGAGTATGACAATTTAAAAATTAGAAACGTAAATATAGAGGTGGAATAAATGGCAAGAATTACCAAAGAAACAAAAACTGTAAGCGACGGTTATTCAAGAGAAGACCGAGAAACGACATTGAACTATGATTACGAAAATCAAGAATGGATTGCTTACTCATCGGTACCGACACATATTACTAGAATGACAAAGTTGTACGGCGATGATGTAGAGGTATTGGAACGATTAGAATCTGGGACTGCGGTATTGGTTAGGGCGAAACTACCTAAAAGCGCAATAGGTTTTAGAAAATTAATGTCTGAAGAGCGACGACAAGAATTATCTGAGAGAGCAAAAAGAGCTTTTGGTCATTAGTGCTCGTGAATATAGGGCGAAAAACGACCAAAAAGACACACTAATACTTTTTAGGATAAATAACATCCGGAGAAAAAAACATGAGCTTTAAAAATTTTAACACAGGATAAATACAGAGGTGGAATAAATGAGTATCGTAAAGATTAACGGTAAACCATATAAATTTACCGAACATGAAAATGAATTGATAAAAAAGAACGGTTTAACTCCAGGAATGGTTGCAAAAAGAGTACGAGGTGGCTGGGCGTTGTTAGAAGCCTTACATGCACCTTATGGTATGCGCTTAGCTGAATATAAAGAAATTGTGTTATCCAAAATCATGGAGCGAGAGGCTAGAGAACGTGAAATAGCTAGACAACGACGTAAAGAGGCTGAATTACGTAAGAAGAAGCCACATTTGTTTAATGTACCTCAGAAACATCCAAGAGGACGTTATGCGTGCTACCTGATGGAAAACGACATATTCGTGAAAGTTAAGAAGTAGATCATGACAGATAACGCACGCAAAGAATACCTAAATCAATTCTTTGGATTTAAGAGATATCTGTATCAGGATAACGAACGAGTGGCACATATCCATGTAGTGAACGGCACTTATTACTTTCATGGGCATATCGTGCCAGGTTGGCAAGGCGTGAAAAAGACATTTGATACAGCGGAAGAGCTTGAAACATATATAAAGCAACATGGTTTGGAATACGAGGAACAGAAGCAACTAACTTTATTTTGAGGAGATGGAAATGATGAACAACCGCGAACAAATTGAACAATCAGTTATAAGTGCTAGTGCGTATAACGGTAATGACACAGAGGGGTTGCTAAAAGAGATTGAGGACGTGTATAAGAAAGCGCAAGCGTTTGATGAAATACTTGAGGGAATGACAAATGCTATTCAACATTCAGTTAAAGAAGGTATTGAACTTGATGAAGCAGTCGGTATTATGGCAGGTCAGGTTGTCTATAAATATGAGGAGGAACAGGAAAATGAAGAAATTTAATGTTCAAATCACATATACCGGCATGATTGAAGAGACTATCGAGGCTGAAAGTTTAGAAGAAGCAGAATTTGAGGCGGATGTTACTGCGAGATTGGAAGCACCATTTGATTGTGATGAGTATGAAATTAATGTAGAGGAGGCACAGGAAAATGACTAACATATTAACAGCCGATCAGTTACAAGAGTTATTACAAATACAAAAGGAGTTCGACGATAGAATACCAACTAGAAATTTAAATGACACAGTAGCTAGTATGATTATTGAATTTGTAGAGTGGATTAACACACTTGAGTTTTTTAAAAATTGGAAGAAACAACCAGGTAAGCCACTAGATACACAATTAGATGAGATTGCTGATTACTTAGCTTTCAGTTTGCAATTAACTCTGACTATAGTTGATGAAGAAGATTTGGAAGAAACTACTGAGGTTATGGTTGATTTGATTGAAAATGAAGTTACTTTGCCTAAACTACATTCAGTTTATTTTGTTCATGTACTGCATACGCTAACAGAACAATTTGTAAAAGGTATTGATAATAGCATTGTACAAGTTTTAATAATGCCGTTTTTGTACGCCAATACTTACTATTCAATCGACCAACTCATTGAAGCATACAAAAAGAAAATGAAAAGGAACCACGAAAGACAAGATGGAACAGCAGACGCAGGAAAAGGATACGTGTAAAGACATCTTAGATCGAGTCAAGGAGGTTTTGGGGAAGTGACACAATACTTAGTCACAACATTCAAAGATTCAACAGGACGTAAACATACACACATAACTCGAGCTAAGAGCAATCAAAGGTTTACAGTTGTTGAGGCAGAGAGTAAAGAAGAAGCAAAAGAGAAGTATGAGGCGCAAGTTAAAAGAGGTGCAGTTATTAAAGTGGGTCAGTTGTTTGAAAATATAAGGGAGTGTGGGAAATGATTAAACAAATATTAAGACTATTATTCTTACTAGCGATGTATGAGCTAGGTAAGTATGTAACTGAGCTGGTATATATTATGATGACGGCTAATGATGATGTAGAGGCGCCGAGTGATTACGTCTTTCGAGCGGAGGTAAGTGAGTGATGTGGATTACTATGACTATTGTATTTGCTATATTGCTATTAGTTTGTATCAGTATTAATAGTGATCGTGCAAGAGAGATACAAGCGCTCAGATATATGAATGATTATCTACTTGATGAAGTAGTTAAAACTAAAGGATACAACGGATTAGAAGAATACAGGATTGAATTAAAGCGAATGAATAACGATATTAAAAAGTAATTTATATTATCGGAGGTATTGCATTGAATGATAAAGATTGAGAAACACGATATCAAAAAGCTTGAAGAATACATTCAGCACATCGATAACTATCGAAGAGAGTTGAAGATGCGAGAATATGAATTACTTGAAAGTCATGAACCAGATAATGCGGGAGCTGGCAAAAGTAATTTGCCGGGTAATCCGATTGAACGATGTGCAATAAAGAAGTTTAGTGATAACAGGTACAATACATTAAGAAATATAGTTAATGGTGTAGATAGATTGATAGATGAAAGTGATGAGGATACGCTTGAGTTATTAAGGTTTAGATATTGGGATTGTCCTATTGGTTGTTATGAATGGGAAGATATAGCACATTACTTTGGTACAAGTAAGACAAGTATATTACGTAGAAGGAATGCACTGATCGATAAGTTAGCAAAGTATATTGGTTATGTGTAGCGGACTTTTACCCTATGTAAGTCCGCATTAAAACAGTTTATTATGTTAGTATCAGATTAATATTTAAAGTTATTAACTGCTAATACGACGCATGAACAAGAGGCGCATCACTATGTGATGTGTCTTTTTATTTATGAGGTATGAACATGTTCAAACTAATAGTAAATACATTACTACACATCAAGTATAGATGCGTCTTGATACTACTTAAGTTATATAAGGTGAAACATTATGATGACTAAAGACGAACGTATACGATTCTATAAGTCTAAAGAATGGCAAATAACAAGAAAAAGAGTGCTAGAAAGAGATAATTATGAATGTCAACAATGTAAGAGAGACGGCAAGTTAACGACATATGACAAAAGCAAGCGTAAGTCGTTGGATGTAGATCATATATTATCGCTAGAACATCATCCGGAGTTTGCTCATGACTTAAACAATTTAGAAACACTGTGTATTAAATGTCACAACAAAAAAGAAAAGAGATTTATAAAAAAAGAAAATAAATGGAAAGACGAAAAATGGTAAATACCCCCGGGTCAAAAAAATCAAAAGAGATCAAAACCCTTGGGGAACGGGCAGGGGCTCGACTTCGCGATAATTTTAAAAATTCATGTATAACCCCCCTCTTATAACCATTTTAAGGCAGGTGATGAAATGGAGATTATAGTCGATGAAAATTTAGTGCTTAAAGAAAAAGAAAGGCTACAAGTATTATATAAAGACATACCTAGCAATAAATTAAAAGTAGTTGATGGTTTAATTATTCAAGCAGCAAGGCTACGTGTAATGCTTGATTACATGTGGGAAGACATAAAAGAAAAAGGTGATTATGATTTATTTACTCAATCTGAAAAGGCGCCACCATATGAAAGGGAAAGACCAGTAGCCAAACTATTTAATGCTAGAGATGCTGCATATCAAAAAATAATCAAACAATTATCGGATTTATTGCCCGAAGAGAAAGAAGACACAGAAACGCCATCTGATGATTACCTATGATTAGTAATAAATACGTTGATGAATATATAAAATTGTGGAAACAAGGAAAGATAATTTTAAATAAAGAAAGAATTGATCTCTTTAATTATCTACAAACACATATATATTCACGAGATGATGTATATTTTGATGAACAGAAAATCGAGGATTGTATCAAATTTATTGAAAAATGGTATTTTCCAACATTACCATTTCAAAGGTTTATCATAGCTAATATATTTCTTATAGATAAAAATACAGATGAAGCTTTCTTTACAGAATTTGCTATTTTCATGGGACGTGGAGGCGGGAAAAACGGTCTAATAAGTGCTATTAGTGATTTTCTTTCTACGCCCTTACACGGAGTTAAAGAATATCACATCTCCATTGTTGCTAATAGTGAAGATCAAGCAAAAACATCGTTTGATGAAATCAGAACCGTTTTAATGGATAACAAACGAAATAAGACGGGTAAAACGCCAAAAGCTCCTTATGAAGTTAGTAAAACAGAAATAATAAACCGTGCAACTAAATCGGTTATTCGATATAACACATCAAACACAAAAACCAAAGACGGTGGACGTGAGGGGTGTGTTATTTTTGATGAAATTCATTATTTCTTTGGTCCTGAAATGGTAAACGTCAAACGTGGTGGATTAGGTAAAAAGAAAAATAGAAGAACGTTTTATATAAGTACTGATGGTTTTGTTAGAGAGGGTTATATCGATGCAATGAAGCACAAAGTTGCAAGTGTATTAAGCGGCAAGGTTAAAAATAGTAGATTGTTTGCTTTTTATTGTAAGTTAGACGATCCAAAAGAAGTTGATGACAGAAAAATGTGGGAAAAGGCAAACCCAATGTTACATAAACCGTTATCAGAATACGCTAAAACACTGCTAAGCACGATTGAAGAAGAATATAACGATTTACCATTCAACCGTTCAAATAACCCCGAATTCATGACTAAGCGAATGAATTTGCCTGAAGTTGACCTTGAAAAAGTAATAGCACCATGGAAAGAAATACTAGCGACTAATAGAGAGATACCAAATTTAGATAATCAAATGTGTATTGGTGGTTTAGACTTTGCAAACATTCGAGATTTTGCAAGTGTAGGGCTATTATTCCGAAAAAACGATGATTACATTTGGTTAGGACATTCGTTTGTAAGACAAGGGTTTTTGGATGATGTCAAATTAGAACCTCCTATTAAAGAATGGGAAAAAATGGGATTATTGACCATTGTCGATGATGATGTCATTGAAATTGAATATATAGTTGATTGGTTTTTAAAAGCCAAAGAAAAATATGGACTTGAAAAAGTTGTAGCTGATAACTACAGAACTGACATTGTAAGGCGTGCATTTGAAGCGGCAGGCATCGAATTAGATGTTATAAGAAACCCAAAAGCAATACACGGCTTATTAGCCCCTCGAATAGATACAATATTTGCTAAACATAATGTGATATATGGAGATGATCCATTAATGCGTTGGTTTACAAATAATGTTGCTGTAAAAATCAAGCCGGATGGAAATAAAGAGTATATCAAAAAAGATGAAGTCAGACGTAAAACGGATGGGTTTATGGCATTTGTTCATGCGTTATATAGAGCGGATGAAATTATTGAGTCAAATCTTGATGATGAACTTGAATTTTTAAATAGTTTGGATTTTTAGAAAGGAGGTGCAAAATGGGAATCTTAGGAAAAATTTTTAATCGTCGCGAAGATTTAAAGTGGATGTTTGACTATGACGTAATCGAAGATTTATCTAATCAAGCTTATGTTAAAAGATTAGCACTAGATAGTTGTATAGAATTTTTAGCAAAGGCAGTAGCACAAAGTCAATTCAAAGTATTAAAAGGTTATAAATCGCAAATGAATGACACATATTACAAATTGAATGTTAAACCTAACACAGACATGTCTAGTGATACATTTTGGCAACATGTCATGTATAAATTGATTTACGACAATGAAGTTCTAATCATTGTATCAGACAAAAAAGAATTATTGATTGCTGATAGCTTTTACCGCAAAGAATACGCTTTATATGATGATATTTTCGAAAGTGTTGAAGTAAAAGAATATACATTTAACCGTTCTTTTAAAATGGATGAAGTTATTTATTTGAAATTTAACAACAATCAAATCATGCATTTAGTCGAATCATTATTTGAAGATTACGGAAAAATATTCGGACGAATGATTGACGCACAAATGAAAAATTATCAAATACGAGGCATAGTCAAAACGGAAAGTAGCTCTATGGAAAAAGGACAACGAGAGCTAATGAATGCTTTTATGAAAAAGATGTTTAAGTCATTTAGTGAGAATCAAATTGCAATAGCTCCGTTAACTAAAGGTTTTGATTATGAAGAACTTTCAAACGGTAAATCAAACAATATGGCATTTAATGAAATGTCAGACTTATTAAAAGATGCAATTAAAAATGTCGCGCTGATTATTGGCATTCCACCAGGTCTTATTTATGGTGAAACAGCAGATCTTGAAAAGAATATGAAGATTTTTGAAAAGTTTTGCTTAAATCCATTACTTAAGAAAATTGAAAACGAATTGAATGCAAAGCTATACAACCGAAAAGAATATTTAGAAGGTAATCGAGTTGTAGTGATTGGTGTTAATAAAAAATTGCCACTTGAACATTCAGAAGCAATTGACAAGCTTGTAAGCAGTGGTTCATTTACACGTAATGAAGTAAGAATAATGTTAGGTGAAGAACCGTCTGACAATCCTGAATTAGACGAATATCTAGTGACGAAGAACTACGAAAAAGCAAACGAAAATGGTAGTACATTGAAAGGTGGTGATGAAAAATGAAGATAAACGTTAAAGGTGCAATTATTCCAAATGATGACAAATGGATTTATGAAATGTTAGAAATGGATGCTACTTCTCCAAAAGACATTGCTGATTCACTTCCTGATACTAATGAAGATATTGACGTTATTATCAACAGTGGTGGCGGTGATGTATATAGTGGTAGCGAAATTTACACATCATTAAAAACGTATCCTGGTAAAGTTAACATTAAAATTGTTGGTGTTGCAGCAAGTGCCGCCTCAGTAATTGCTATGGCGGGTGATCATATTGAAATGAGTCCGACATCACAAATGATGATTCATAATGCTTGGACGATGGCAATGGGTGACATAAACGAAATGCAGAAAACAGTTGATATGTTAGATAGTGTAAACAAAGGTATTGCTAATGCATACATCAATAAAACTGGTAAAACAGAAGATGAAATATTAAGTCTTATGAACAAAGAAACTTGGTTCAACGCACAAGACGCAGTTGAACATGGATTTGCTGACAGTAAAATGTTTGATGAAGTAGCACCGCGGTTGGTTGCTAATTCAGGACAAATGCTATCAGATGATGTAATAAATCGTGTTACTGCATTAGTAAGTAAAACCCCAGAAATGAAAATCGATATTGACGCTATAGCAAATAAGGTAATTGAAAAAATGAATATTAAAAACGAGAAACCTAAAAACACTATTAACGAAAGTGGTTTTAATAGGTTTCTTTTTTAATGCAAAAAACGGGAGGTCATAAAATGACAGTTAAATTAAGTGATGATTTTAAAAATGCTCGTACAGAGTTTTTAGAAGCAGTAAAAAATGGTGAGTCTCAAGAAGTACAAGGTCAGTTATATTCTGATATGATTAACGAATTATTTGAAGAAGCTAGAGCACAAGCTAAAACTGAAGCAGAGGGAATTTTAAATATGCCGACTGCCGATAAAAAGTTGACTGCTGAACAACGCAAGTTTTTCAATGAAATTAATAAAGAAGTCGGTTACAAAGAAGAGAAACTAATCCCGCAAGAAACAATTGATCGTATTTTTGAAGATTTAACAACGGCACATCCGTTATTACAAGTCATTGGGTTGAAAAATGTTGGATTACGTTTAAAATTCTTGAAATCTGAAACTAAGGGCCAAGCTGTTTGGGGTAAAATTCACGGCGAAATTAAAGGTCAGTTAGATGCAGCATTTAGTGAAGAAGAAGCAATTCAAAACAAGTTGACTGCTTTTGTTGTAATTCCAAAAGATTTAAAAGACTTTGGTCCTGCATGGATTGAATCATTCGTGAAAATTCAAATTGAAGAAGCTTTTGCAGTTGCATTAGAAGCAGCATTTTTAAATGGAACAGGTAAAGATCAACCAATTGGTTTGATTCGACAAGTTCAAGAGGGTGTGTCTGTTTCAGGTGGCGAATATCCTAAAAAGGATATTACATCTACATTAACTTTTAAAGACCCTAAAACTACAGTTTTAGAGTTGACGAAAGTATATAAACACCATTCAACAAATGAAAAGGGCAAAGCAGTTGCAGTTAAAGGCAAAGTTCACATGGTTGTTAATCCTAGTGATGCTTTTGATATTCAAGCACAATATACGCACCTAAATGCTCAAGGTGTATATGTTACTGCACTACCATTTAACTTGAATATTGTTGAGTCACTAGCACAAGTTTCTGGCGAAGTAACTACATTTGTAGAAGGTCGTTATCATGCATACTTAGGTGGAGGAATTAACATCAAGAAGTTTGATCAAACGCTAGCTTTGGAAGATTTAGAGCTATACACTGCAAAGCAATTTGCTTATGGTAAAGCTTTTGATAACAAAGCTGCAGCAGTTCACAAATTGGCGTTAGCAACATCTGAGCCTGTCGATAGTGGCGAAACATTATAAACATAAAGAGGTGATAAGATGAGCGAAGTAATGAAACATGCTGTAGTCAGACCCTATACAGATATCGCTCATAAATATCATAAATACAACATCTATGATATTTATCCGGCTAAGGGGTACGAGGAGACTCGAATTGACTTGTTAACTAATAACGAAGTCAACAAATACAATCAGGTTTATATCAAAGCTTTAGACAAATTTTCTAAAAATGAACTATTAGAAATTGCAGAAAGAAATAAAGTGGAAGTACCTAAAAGCGCATTGAAAAATGAAATTATTGATTTATTGAATGCGTAGGTGATTTCATGGATGAACTTGTTCAAGACTTTAAAGATATGGAAAAAATTGACCATACAAGTGAAGACAGTTATATTGAAAAACTTTTGAAAAGATCATACGAAAAGTTACAAAGAGATTATGGCAAGTTTGATATCGATAAAAACTTGATTGGTAGAGAATTGGTATTAAATCGTGCCCGTTACGCTTATCAAGATCTACTAGAATACTTTAATGAAAACTATAGAGTTGATTTAATCGACTTTGGCATTAGCCTTGTGGAGGTTGAGGACGATGAGGAAACCATTTAAAAAACCTAAAATCACGACAAGACGACTAAAAACACGTGTTCACTTTTATAAGTACATTGAAAATGATGGTCCTGAAGCTGGAGAAAGCGAAGAAAAGCTTTTATATAGTTGTTGGGCTAGCGTTGATGGTGTTTGGTTGCGCGAATTAGAGCAAGCTATTGCAAATGGAACGCATAACGACATCAAGTTATACATTCGTGACCCACAAGGCGATTATTTGCCTAATGAAGAGCATTATTTAGAAATCGAATCAAAGTATTCTACAAATCGATTGAATATTAAGCAGATATCTCCGGACTTAGATAACAAAGATTTTATTATGATTCGTGGAGCGTATACATCATGAGTATAAAAGTTAGTGGTGATAAGTCTTTAGATAGAGAATTAGAAAAGCGTTTCGGAACTCAAGCGATGTTAAAAGTTCAAGATAGGGCGCTAATTGCTGGTGCTAAAGTAATCGTTGAAGAAGTAAAAAAACAACTAAAGCCATCAAAAGATACGGGCTCATTAATTAATGAGGTAAGTTTTAGTAAACCTGAATGGATAAACGGAAAACGTACAATTACTGTTCATTGGCGAGGTTCTAAAGACCGTTATAAAATCGTACATTTAATTGAAAATGGACACGTTCAAAAAGGGACAGGTAAATTTATCAAACCTAAAGCTATGGGTGGCGTTAATAGAGCAATAAGACAAGGGCAAAATAAGTATTTTGAGACGCTAAAAAGGGAGTTGAAAAAATTGTGATTGATATTTTGTACAAAGTTCATGAAGTGATTAGTCAAGACAGAATTATTAGAGAGCACGTAAATATCAATAATATTAAGTTCAATAAATACCCAAACGTAAAAGATACGGATGTACCTTTTATTGTTATTGACGATATAGACGACCCAATACCTACAACTTATACTGACGGAGATGAGCGCGCATATAGTTACATTGTACAAATAGATGTATTTGTGAAGTTTAACGACAAGTATAACGCGAGAATCATAAGAAATAAGATATCTAATCGTATTCAAAAGTTATTATGGTCTGAATTGAAAATGGGAAATGTATCAAATGGAAAACCTGAATATATAGAAGAATTCAAAACATATAGAAGTACTCGTGTCTACGAGGGCATTTTTTACGAGGAGGAGAAATAAATGAAAGTAAAACAAGCAAGTGCGCCTAAAGCGTATATAAATATTACTGGTTTAGGTTTCGCTAAATTAACAAAAGAAGGCGCAAAGCTAGAATATAGCGATATTACAAAAACTAGAGGATTACAAAAAATCGGTGTTGAAACCGGAGGAGACTTAAAAACAGCATATGCTGATGGTGGTCCAATCGAATCAGGGAACACAGACGGAGAAGGTAAAATTTCGTTACAAATGCATGCTTTCCCTAAAGAGATTCGCGAAATCGTATTCAATGAAAAGTACAATGAAGATGGTGTTTATGAGGAAACTCAAGGTAAACAAAACAACTATGTAGCAATTTGGTTCAGACAAGAGCGTCGAGATGGCACATTTAGAACGGTTTTATTACCTAAAGTCATGTTTACAAATCCTAAAATTGATGGCGAAACTGCTGAGAAAGATTGGGATTTCTCAAGTGAAGAGGTTGAAGGTGAGGCACTTTTCCCTTTAATTGATAATAAAAAGTCTGTACGCAAATATATCTTTGACTCAGCTAATATGACAAATCATGATGGCAACGGTGAAAAAGGTGAAGAGGCTTTCTTAAAGAAAATTTTAGGTGATGATTACACTGGAAACGTGACAGAGGATAACGGCGAAACTTTGTAACGCAACCGGCTTCATCGGAAACTGCGATAAAGTCGGTTAATATACCAGATAGTATTAAAACACTAAAAGTTGGCAACACATACGATTTAAATGTTGTAGTAGAGCCATCTAATCAAAGGAAGCTAGTAAAATACACAACAGATCAAACGAATATTGTATCAATCAATAGTGATGGTCAAGTTACTGCGGAAGCACAAGGTATTGCCACGGTTAAAGCAACTGTTGGTAATATGAGTGACACTATAACAATAAATGTAGAAACATAAGAGGGGGCAACCCCTCTATTTTATTTGAAAATAAGGAGAGTATTATAAAATGGCAAAATTAAAACGTAACATTATTCAATTAGTAGAAGACCCAAAAGCAAATGAAATTAAATTACAAACGTACTTAACACCACACTTCATTTCATTTGAAATTGTATACGAAGCAATGGATTTAATCGATGATATTGAGGACGAAAATAGCACGATGAAACCAAGAGAAATCGCTGACAGATTGATGGATATGGTTGTAAAAATTTACGATAACCAATTCACAGTTAAAGACCTAAAAGAACGTATGCATGCACCTGATGGAATGAATGCACTTCGTGAACAAGTAATTTTCATTACTCAAGGTCAGCAAACTGAGGAAACTAGAAATTTTATCCAGAACATGAAATAAAGCCTGAAGATTTAACATATAAAGCAATGTTGAAAAATATGGATACTCTCATGATGGACTTAATTGAAAATGGTAAAGACGCTAACGAAGTTTTAAAAATGCCATTTCATTATGTACTTTCCATATATCAAAATAAAAACAATGACATTTCTGAAGAAAAAGCAGAGGCTTTAATTGATGCGTTTTAACCTTAACCGTTTGGTTAGGGTTATTTTTTTGAATTTTTTTAGAAAGGAGGTAAAAAATGGGAGAAAGAATAAAAGGTTTATCTATAGGTTTGGATTTGGATTCAGCAAATTTAAATAGATCACTTACAGAAATTAAACGAAACTTTAGAACCTTAAATTCAGACTTAAAGTTGACTGGAAACAACTTTAAATATACTGAGAAATCAACTGATAGTTATAAACAACGAATCAAAGAGTTAGATGGCACAATTGCAGGTTATAAGAAAAACATTGATGATTTAGCCAAGCAATATGACAAGGTATCTCAAGAACAGGGCGAAAACAGTGCAGAAGCTCAAAAGTTACGACAAGAATATAACAAACAAGCAAATGAGCTGAATTATTTAGAAAGAGAATTACAAAAAACATCAGCCGAATTTGAAGAGTTCAAAAAAGCTCAAGTTGAAGCTCAAAGAATGGCAGAAAGTGGCTGGGGAAAAACCAGTAAAGTTTTTGAAAGTATGGGACCTAAATTAACAAAAATGGGTGATGGTTTAAAATCCATGGGTAAAGGTTTGATGATTGGTGTAACTGCACCTGTTTTAGGTATTGCAGCAGCATCAGGAAAAGCTTTTGCAGAAGTTGATAAAGGTTTAGATACAGTTACCCAAGCAACAGGAGCAACCGGCGGAGAGCTTAAGAAGTTGCAGAATTCATTTAAAGATGTTTATGGCAACTTTCCAGCAGACGCTGAGACTGTAGGTGGTGTTTTAGGGGAAGTTAACACAAGGTTAGGTTTCACTGGCAAAGAACTTGAGAGTGCCACAGAGTCATTCTTGAAATTTAGTCACATAACAGGTTCTGACGGCGTACAAGCCGTTCAATTAATTACGCGTGCAATGGGTGATGCAGGTATTGAAGCTGATGAGTATCAAAGTGTACTTGATATGGTAGCGAAAGCAGCACAGGCTAGCGGTATAAGTGTTGATACATTAGCTGATAGCATTACTAAATACGGTGCTCCAATGAGGGCTATGGGCTTTGAGATGAAAGAATCAATCGCTTTATTCTCTCAATGGGAGAAATCAGGTGTTAATACTGAAATAGCCTTCAGTGGTTTGAAAAAAGCTATATCCAATTGGGGTAAAGCGGGTAAAGACCCAAGAGAAGAATTTAAGAAGACATTAGCAGAAATTGAAAAGACGCCGGATATAGCTAGCGCAACAAGTTTAGCGATTGAAGCATTTGGTGCAAAAGCAGGTCCTGATTTAGCAGATGCTATTAAAGGTGGTCGTTTTAGTTATCAAGAATTTTTAAAAACTATCGAAGATTCCCAAGGCACAGTAAATCAAACGTTTAAAGATTCTGAAAGTGGCTCCGAAAGATTTAAAGTAGCAATGAATAAATTAAAATTAGTAGGTGCTGATGTATGGACTTCTATTGAAAGTGCGTTTGCACCAGTAATGGAAGAACTAATCAAAAAGCTATCTGTAGCAGTTGATTGGTTTTCAAGTTTAAGTGATGGATCTAAAAGGTCGATTGTTATATTCGGTGGTATTGCTGCTGCAATTGGTCCTGTAGTTTTTGGGTTAGGTGCATTCATAAGCACAATTGGCAACGCAGTAACTGTATTAGCTCCATTATTAGCTAGTATTGCAAAGGCTGGTGGATTGATTAGTTTTTTATCGACTAAAGTACCTATATTAGGAACTGTCTTCACAGCTTTAACTGGTCCAATTGGCATTGTATTAGGTGTATTGGCTGGTTTAGCAGTCGCATTTACAATTGCTTATAAGAAATCTGAAACATTTAGAAATTTTGTTAATGGTGCAATTGAAAGTGTTAAACAAACATTTAGTAATTTTATTCAATTTATTCAACCTTTCGTTGATTCTGTTAAAAACATCTTTAAACAAGCGATATCAGCAATCGTTGATTTCGCAAAAGATATTTGGAGTCAAATCAATGGATTCTTTAATGAAAACGGAATTTCCATTGTTCAAGCACTTCAAAATATATGCAACTTTATTAAAGCGATATTTGAATTTATTTTAAATTTTGTAATTAAACCAATTATGTTCGCGATTTGGCAAGTGATGCAATTTATTTGGCCGGCGGTTAAAGCCTTGATTGTCAGTACTTGGGAGAACATAAAAGGTGTAATACAAGGCGCTTTAAATATCATACTTGGCTTGATTAAGTTCTTCTCAAGTTTATTCGTTGGTGATTGGCGAGGAGTTTGGGACGCCGTTGTGATGATTCTTAAAGGAGCAGTTCAATTAATTTGGAATTTAGTTCAATTATGGTTTGTAGGTAAAATACTTGGTGTTGTTAGGTACTTTGGCGGGTTGCTAAAAGGATTGATAGCAGGAATTTGGGACGTAATAAGAAGTATATTCAGTAAATCTTTATCAGCAATTTGGAATGCAACAAAAAGTATTTTTGGATTTTTATTTAATAGCGTAAAATCAATTTTCACAAATATGAAAAATTGGTTATCTAATACTTGGAGCAGTATCCGTACGAATACAATAGGAAAAGCGCAGTCATTATTTAGTGGCGTCAAATCAAAATTTACTAATTTATGGAATGCGACGAAAGAAATTTTTAGTAATTTAAGAAATTGGATGTCAAATATTTGGAATTCCATTAAAGATAATACGGTAGGAATTGCAAGCCGTTTATGGAGTAAGGTACGTGGAATTTTCACAAATATGCGCGATGGCTTGAGTTCCATTATAGATAAGATTAAAAGTCATATCGGCGGTATGGTAAGCGCTATTAAAAAAGGACTTAATAAATTAATCGACGGTTTAAACTGGGTCGGTGGTAAGTTGGGTATGGACAAAATACCGAAGTTACACACTGGTACTGAACATACGCATACTACTACAAGATTAGTTAAGAACGGTAAGATTGCGCGGGATACGTTCGCTACGGTTGGGGATAAAGGACGTGGAAATGGTCCGAATGGTTTCAGAAATGAAATGATTGAATTCCCTAATGGCAAACGGGTACTTACGCCTAATACAGATACGACAGCGTACTTACCTAAAGGTTCAAAAGTATATAACGGCGCACAAACTTATTCAATGTTAAATGGAACGCTTCCAAGATTTAGCATAGGTACTATGTGGAAAGATATTAAATCCGGTGCATCATCGGCATTTAACTGGACAAAAGATCAAATAGGTAAAGGTACCAAATGGCTTGGCGATAAAGTTGGCGATGTTTTAGATTTTATTGAAAATCCAGGCAAACTTTTAAATTATATACTTGAAGCTTTTGGAATTGATTTCAATTCTTTAACTAAAGGTATGGGAATTGCAGGCGACATAACAAAAGCTGCATGGTCTAAGATTAAGAAAAGTGCTACTGATTGGATAAAAGAAAATTTAGAAGCTATGGGCGGTGGCGATTTAGTCGGCGGAATATTAGACCCTGACAAAATTAATTATCATTATGGACGTACCGCAGCTTATACCGCTGCAACTGGAAGACCATTTCATGAAGGTGTCGATTTTCCATTTGTATATCAAGAAGTTAGAACGCCGATGGGTGGCAGACTTACAAGAATGCCATTTATGTCTGGTGGTTATGGTAATTATGTAAAAATTACTAGTGGCGTTATCGATATGCTATTTGCGCATTTGAAAAACTTTAGCAAATCACCACCTAGTGGCACGATGGTAAAGCCCGGTGATGTTGTTGGTTTAACTGGTAATACCGGATTTAGTACAGGACCACATTTACATTTTGAAATGAGGAGAAATGGACGACATTTTGACCCTGAACCATATTTAAGGAATGCTAAGAAAAAAGGAAGATTATCAATAGGTGGTGGCGGTGCTACTTCTGGAAGTGGCGCAACTTATGCCAGTCGAGTAATCCGACAAGCGCAAAGTATTTTAGGTGGTCGTTATAAAGGTAAGTGGATTCATGACCAAATGATGCGCGTTGCAAAACGTGAAAGTAACTACCAGTCAAATGCAGTGAATAACTGGGATATAAATGCTCAAAGAGGAGACCCATCAAGAGGATTATTCCAAATCATCGGCTCAACTTTTAGAGCAAACGCTAAACGTGGATATACTAACTTTAATAATCCGGTTCATCAAGGTATTTCAGCAATGCAGTACATTGTTAGACGCTACGGTTGGGATGGATTTAAGCGTGCGGGTGATTACGCATATGCTACAGGCGGAAAAGTTTTTGATGGTTGGTATAACTTAGGTGAAGACGGTCATCCAGAATGGGTTATTCCAACAGATCCAGCTCGTAGAAATGATGCAATGAAGATGTTACATTATGCAGCTGCGGAAGTTAGAGGGAAAAACGCAAGTAAGAATAAACGACCTAGTCAATTATCTAGTGTAAATGGGTTTGATGACCCAAGCTTATTATTGAAAATGATTGAACAACAGCAACAACAAATAGCTTTATTACTGAAGATAGCGCAATCTAACGATGTGATTGCAGATAAAGATTATCAGCCGATTATTGACGAATACGCTTTTGATAAAAAGGTGAACGCGTCTATAGAAAAGCGAGAAAGGCAAGAATCAACAAAAGTAAAGTTTAGAAAAGGAGGAATTGCTATTCAATGATAGACACTATTAAAGTGAACAACAAAACAATTCCTTGGTTGTATGTCGAAAGAGGGTTTGAAATACCCTCTTTTAATTATGTTTTAAAAACAGAAAATGTAGATGGACGTTCGGGGGCTATATATAAAGGGCGTAGGCTTGAATCTTATAGTTTTGATATACCTTTAGTGGTACGTAATGACTATTTATCTCACAACGGCATTAAAACATATGATGACGTCTTGAATGAATTAGTAAAGTTTTTTAACTACGAGGAACAAGTTAAATTACAATTCAAATCTAAAGATTGGTACTGGAACGCTTATTTTGAAGGACCAATAAAGCTGCACAAAGAATTTACAATACCTGTTAAGTTCACTATCAAAGTAGTACTAACAGACCCTTACAAATATTCAGTAACAGGAAATAAAAATACTGCGATTTCAGACCAAGTTTCAGTTGTAAATAGTGGGACTGCTGACACTCCTTTAATTGTTGAAGCCCGAGCAATTAAACCATCTAGTTACTTTATGATCACTAAAAATGATGAAGATTATTTTATGGTTGGTGATGATGAGGTAACCAAAGAAGTTAAGGATTACATGCCTCCTGTTTATCATAGTGAGTTTCGTGATTTCAAAGGTTGGACTAAGATGATTACTGAAGATATTCCAAGTAATGACTTAGGTGGTAAGGTCGGCGGTGACTTTGTGATATCCAATCTTGGCGAAGGATATAAAGCAACTAATTTTCCTGATGCAAAAGGTTGGGTTGGTGCTGGCACGAAACGAGGGCTCCCTAAAGCGATGACAGATTTTCAAATTACCTATAAATGTATTGTTGAACAAAAAGGTAAAGGTGCCGGAAGAACAGCACAACATATTTATGATAGTGATGGTAAGTTACTTGCTTCTATTGGTTATGAAAATAAATATCATGATAGAAAAATAGGCCATATTGTTGTTACGTTGTATAACCAAAAAGGAGACCCCAAAAAGATATACGACTATCAGAATAAACCGATAATGTATAACTTGGACAGAATCGTTGTTTATATGCGGCTCAGAAGAGTAGGTAATAAATTTTCTATTAAAACTTGGAAATTTGATCACATTAAAGACCCAGATAGACGTAAACCTATTGATATGGATGAGAAAGAGTGGATAGATGGCGGTAAGTTTTATCAGCGTCCAGCTTCTATCATAGCTATCTATAGTGCGAAGTATAACGGTTATAAGTGGATGGAGATGAATGGATTAGGTTCATTCAATACGGAGATTCTACCGAAACCGAAAGGCGCAAGGGATGTCATTATACAAAAAGGTGATTTAGTGAAAATAGATATGCAAGCAAAAAGTGTTGTCATCAATGAGGAACCAATGTTGAGCGAGAAATCGTTTGGAAGTAATTATTTCAATGTTGATTCTGGGTACAGTGAATTAATCATACAACCTGAAAACGTCTTTGATACGACGGTTAAATGGCAAGATAGATATTTATAGAAAGGAGATGAGAGTGTGATACATGTTTTAGATTTTAACGACAAGATTATAGATTTCCTTTCTACTGATGACCCTTCCTTAGTTAGAGCGATTCATAAACGTAATGTTAATGACAATTCAGAAATGCTTGAACTGCTCATATCATCAGAAAGAGCTGAAAAGTTCCGTGAACGACATCGTGTTATTATAAGGGATTCAAACAAACAATGGCGTGAATTTATTATTAACTGGGTTCAAGATACGATGGACGGCTACACAGAGATAGAATGTATAGCGTCTTATCTTGCTGATATAACAACAGCTAAACCGTATGCACCAGGCAAATTTGAGAAAAAGACAACTTCAGAAGCATTGAAAGATGTGTTGAGCGATACAGGTTGGGAAGTTTCTGAACAAACCGAATACGATGGCTTACGTACTACGTCATGGACTTCTTATCAAACTAGATATGAAGTTTTAAAGCAATTATGTACAACCTATAAAATGGTATTGGATTTTTATATAGAGCTTAGTTCTAATACCGTCAAAGGTAGATATGTGGTACTCAAAAAGAAAAACAGCTTATTCAAAGGTAAAGAAATTGAGTATGGTAAAGATTTGGTTGGGTTAACTAGGAAGATTGATATGTCAGAAATCAAAACAGCATTAATTGCTGTGGGACCCGAAAATGACAAAGGAAAGCGTTTAGAGTTAGTTGTGACTGATGACGAAGCACAAAGTCAATTCAACTTACCTACCCGTTATATTTGGGGAATATACGAACCTCAATCAGATGATCAAAATATGAATGAAACACGGTTGCGTTCTTTAGCCAAAACAGAGTTAAATAAACGTAAGTCGGCAGTTATGTCATATGAGATTACTTCTACTGATTTGGAAGTTACGTATCCGCACGAGATTATATCAATTGGTGATACAGTCAGAGTAAAACATAGAGATTTTAACCCGCCATTGTATGTAGAGGCAGAAGTTATTGCCGAAGAATATAACATAATTTCAGAAAATAGCACATATACATTCGGTCAACCTAAAGAGTTCAAAGAATCAGAATTACGAGAAGAGTTTAACAAGCGATTGAACATAATACATCAAAAGTTAAACGATAATATTAGCAATATCAACACTATAGTTAAAGATGTTGTAGATGGTGAATTAGAATACTTTGAACGCAAAATACACAAAAGTGATACACCGCCAGAAAATCCAGTCAATGATATGCTTTGGTATGATACAAGTAACCCTGATGTTGCTGTCTTGCGTAGATATTGGAATGGTCGATGGATTGAAGCAACACCAAATGATGTTGAAAAATTAGGTGGTATAACAAGAGAGAAAGCGCTATTCAGTGAATTAAACAATATTTTTATTAATTTATCTATACAACACGCTAGTCTTTTGTCAGAAGCTACAGAATTACTGAATAGCGAGTACTTAGTAGATAATGATTTGAAAGCGGACTTACAAGCAAGTTTAGACGCTGTGATTGATGTTTATAATCAAATTAAAAATAATTTAGAATCTATGACACCCGAAACTGCAACGATTGGTCGGTTGGTAGATACAAAAACTTTATTTCTTGAGTATAGAAAGAAATTACAAGATGTTTATACAGATGTAGAAGATGTCAAAATCGCCATTTCAGATAGATTTAAATTATTACAGTCACAATACACTGATGAAAAATATAAAGAAGCGTTGGAAATAATAGCAACAAAATTTGGTTTAACGGTGAATGAAGATTTGCAGTTAGTCGGAGAACCTAATGTTGTTAAATCAGCTATTGAAGCAGCTAGAGAAACCACAAAAGAACAATTACGTGACTATGTAAAAACATCGGACTATAAAACAGACAAAGACGGTATTGTTGAACGTTTAGATACTGCTGAAGCTGAGAGAACGACTTTAAAAGGTGAAATCAAAGATAAAGTTACGTTAAACGAATATCGAAACGGATTGGAAGAACAAAAACAATATACTGATGACCAGTTAAGTGATTTGTCCAATAATCCTGAGATTAAAGCAAGTATTGAACAAGCAAATCAAGAAGCGCAAGAAGCTTTAAAATCATACATTGATGCTCAAGATAATCTTAAAGAGAAGGAATCGCAAGCGTATGCTGATGGTAAAATTTCGGAAGAAGAGCAACGCGCTATACAAGATGCTCAAGCTAAACTTGAAGAGGCAAAACAAAACGCAGAACTAAAGGCTAGAAACGCTGAAAAGAAAGCTAATGCTTATACAGACAACAAGGTCAAAGAAAGCACAGATGCACAGAGGAGAACACTGACTCGCTATGGTTCTCAAATTATACAAAATGGTAAGGAAATCAAATTAAGAACTACTAAAGAAGAGTTTAATGCAACCAATCGTACACTTTCAAATATATTAAACGAGATTGTCCAAAACGTTACAGATGGAACAACAATCAGATATGATGATAACGGAGTGGCTCAAGCTTTGAATGTGGGGCCACGTGGTATTAGATTAAATGCTGATAAAATTGATATTAACGGTAATAGAGAAATAAACCTTCTTATCCAAAATATGCGAGATAAAGTAGATAAAACCGATATTGTCAACAGCCTTAATTTATCAAGAGAGGGTCTTGATATCAATGTTAATAGAATTGGAATTAAAGGCGGTGACAATAACAGATATGTTCAAATACAGAATGATTCTATTGAACTAGGTGGTATTGTGCAACGTACTTGGAGAGGGAAACGTTCAACAGACGATATTTTTACGCGACTGAAAGACGGTCACCTAAGATTTAGAAATAACACCGCTGGCGGTTCACTTTATATGTCACATTTTGGTATTTCGACTTATATTGATGGTGAAGGTGAAGACGGTGGTTCATCTGGTACGATTCAATGGTGGGATAAAACTTACAGTGATAGTGGCATGAATGGTATAACAATCAATTCCTATGGTGGTGTCGTTGCACTAACGTCAGATAATAATCGGGTTGTTCTGGAGTCTTACGCTTCATCGAATATCAAAAGCAAACAGGCACCGGTGTATTTATATCCAAACACAGACAAAGTGCCTGGATTAAACCGATTTGCATTCACGCTGTCTAATGCAGATAATGCTTATTCGAGTGACGGTTATATTATGTTTGGGTCTGATGAGAACTATGATTACGGTGCGGGTATCAGGTTTTCTAAAGAAAGAAATAAAGGTCTTGTTCAAATTGTTAATGGACGATATGCAACAGGTGGAGATACAACAATCGAAGCAGGGTATGGCAAATTTAATATGCTGAAACGACGTGATGGTAATAGGTATATTCATATACAGAGTACAGACCTACTGTCTGTAGGTTCAGATGATGCAGGAGATAGGATAGCTTCTAACTCAATTTATAGACGTACTTATTCGGCCGCAGCTAATTTGCATATTACTTCTGCTGGCACAATTGGGCGTTCGACATCAGCGCGTAAATACAAGTTATCTATCGAAAATCAATATAACGATAGAGATGAACAACTGGAACATTCAAAAGCTATTCTTAACTTACCTATTAGAACGTGGTTTGATAAAGCTGAGTCTGAAATTTTAGCTAGAGAGCTGAGAGAAGATAGAAAATTATCGGAAGACACCTATAAACTTGATAGATACGTAGGTTTGATTGCTGAAGAGGTGGAGAATTTAGGATTAAAAGAGTTTGTCACGTATGATGACAAAGGAGAAATTGAAGGTATAGCGTATGATCGTCTATGGATTCATCTTATCCCTGTTATCAAAGAACAACAACTAAGAATCAAGAAATTGGAGGAGTCAAAGAATGCAGGATAACAAACAAGGATTACAAGCTAATCCTGAATATACAATTCATTATTTATCACAGGAAATTATGAGGTTAACACAAGAAAACGCGATGTTAAAAGCGTATATACAAGAAAATAAAGAAAATCAACAATGTGCTGAGGAAGAGTAATCTTTAGCACTATTTTTATACAAAAATTTAAGGAGGTCATTTAATTATGGCAAAAGAAATTATCAACAATACAGAAAGGTTTATTTTAGTACAAATCGACAAAGAAGGTACAGAACGTGTAGTATATCAAGATTTCACAGGAAGTTTTACAACTTCTGAAATGGTTAACCATGCTCAAGATTTTAAATCTGAAGAAAACGCTAAGAAAATTGCGGAGACGTTAAATTTGTTATATCAATTAACTAACAAAAAACAACGTGTGAAAGTAGTTAAAGAAGTAGTTGAAAGATCAGATTTATCTCCAGAGGTAACAGTTAACACTGAAACAGTATGAAAAGCTATGAGTTAGATACTCATAATCTTTATTCTTTTAGAAAGCGGGTGTACTGAATTGGGGTGGTTCAAAAAACACGAACATGAATGGCGCATCAGAAGGTTAGAAGAGAATGATAAAACAATGCTCAGCACACTCAACGAAATTAAATTAGGTCAAAAAACCCAAGAGCAAGTTAACATTAAATTAGATAAAACCTTAGATGCTATTCAAAAAGAAAGAGAAATAGATGAAAAGAATAAGAAAGAAAATGATAAGAACATACGTGATATGAAAATGTGGGTGCTTGGTTTAGTTGGGACAATATTTGGGTCGCTAATTATAGCATTATTGCGTATGCTTATGGGCATATAAGAGAGGTGAATAAAATGTTTAAACTAATCTTTGGTTATAGTTTCTGGACATGTTTTTGGTTCGGTAAATGTAAATAAGTTTTAGTCAGTGCTTCGGTACTGACTTTTTATTTATTGTTGTAATTATGGTAATATGCAGAAGTGAGCAAGTTGGATAGATGGTGGCTATCTGAGTATAAGGAGGTGGTGCCTATGGTGGCATTACTGAAATCTTTAGAAAGGAGACGCCTAATGATTACAATTAGTACCATGTTGCAGTTTGGTTTATTCCTTATTGCATTGATAGGTCTAGTAATCAAGCTTATTGAATTAAGCAATAAAAAATAACCATCGCTAACTTTGGCTGGTTTCGATGGTTAAATGGTTATTAATTTAATCTTTAATCTAAAATAGTCACCGTCTTTTTAACGGGCTCATTAGGGTAACATGTTTGCGCATGTTGCCCTTTTTCTATATATAAATTAACACACCATAATATAAATATCAAATAGACGGCTTATTAGTCGTCTTTTTATTTTGGATAAAAGGAGATAAGAATATGATTAATTGGAAAATTAGAATGAAACAAAAATCATTTTGGGTAGCGATATTGTCAGCTATCTTTTTATTTGCTCAAAACATCGCCAAAGCTATTGGGTATGATATTCAAGTTTATACAGAGCAATTAACAGACGGTTTAAACGCTATATTAGGATTTTTAGTATTAACTGGTGTGATTCAAGACCCGACTACTAAAGGTATAGGTGATAGCCACCAAGCTTTAGAATATGAAGAACCAAGAAGAAAATACTAGGAGGTAAAATAATGAAAACATACAGTGAAGCAAGAGCAAGGTTACGTTGGTATCAAGGTAGATATATTGATTTTGACGGTTGGTATGGTTACCAATGTGCAGATTTAGCAGTTGATTACATTTATTGGTTGTTAGAAATTAGAATGTGGGGAAATGCAAAAGATGCAATCAATAACGATTTTAAAAACATGGCAACAGTATATGAAAACACACCATCGTTTGTTCCACAAATAGGTGATGTGGCTGTATTTACCAAAGGAATATATAAACAATACGGTCATATTGGTTTAGTGTTTAATGGTGGTAATACAAATCAATTTTTAATTTTGGAACAGAACTATGACGGTAACGCAAATACGCCTGCAAAGTTACGTTGGGATAATTATTACGGCTGTACTCACTTTATTAGACCTAAGTATAAAAGTGAGGGCTTAATGAATAAGATCACAAATAAAGTTAAACCACCTGCTCAAAAAGCAGTCGGTAAATCTGCAAGTAAAATAACAGTTGGAAGTAAAGCGCCTTATAACCTTAAATGGTCAAAAGGTGCTTATTTTAATGCGAAAATCGACGGCTTAGGTGCTACTTCAGCCACTAGATACGGTGATAATCGTACTAACTATAGATTCGATGTTGGACAGGCTGTATACGCGCCTGGAACATTAATATATGTGTTTGAAATTATAGATGGTTGGTGTCGCATTTATTGGAACAATCATAATGAGTGGATATGGCATGAGAGATTGATTGTGAAAGAAGTGTTTTAATATAATGTTTGCTTAAATGTTGTATTGTGATATAATAACATTATTCTTTAGATAACATTACTCTCAAGATTTAAATGTGCATAACAGGCAGGTACTTCGGTACTTGCCTATTTTTTTTATGTTATAATTACATGCGTATATAGTAGGAGTGAACTATATAGCCCGGCAGAGGCCATGTATCTGACTGTTGGTCCCACAGGAGACATCTTCCTTGTCATCACTCGATACATATATCTTAACAACATAGAAATGTTACATTCGCTACAACCGTATCTTAATCGATACGGTTATATTTATTCCCCTACAACCAACAAAACCACAGATCCTATTAATTTAGGGTTGTGGTTATTTTTTGCGTTTTTTTGGGGCAAAAAAAGGGCAGATTATTTGAAAAAGGGCAAACGCTTGTGGAAAATCTAAAAGGTTAAAAATGACAAAAACCTTGATACAACAGTGTTTTTGGACGCTCGTGTACGTTAGAGAATGACCGGTTTACCAATCTTACAAGGGTGGGATCATGTCGATTTTATCGGTGTGGATTTCCTAGATTTCAAGCGTAAAGGTGCAGAACTCGCCAACTTCTATACAGGTATTATAAATGACTTGTTGCGTGTTGAAGCAACTGAAGGTAAAGGTACACAATTGAAAGCAAGTTAA